TGGAGGTCTGTTGTTCGACCCATTTCTTAGCCTCCTTAAAAAATAGTTTGGGATACGGACGGACATGTGGTGTGGTAAGCATCCATATGGCTCCGCAATGGGCATCGGTTCTGGATACCCCCGCTATCCCGCAGATCTCTCCAAGGGGATTCCTGAAGGTCACAGGATTGTCTGAGAGGTCCATAGAAAGGCAGAGGGCGGCCTCCAACATAGTATGGCCCAGACCCTCTAGTTCCCTTCGATCATCTTCTTGTAGGTGCTGAGCCACCCAGATTGCGTCTGAGCGGCTCGCGTTGTGGATTAGGTTCACGTTTTAAAGGGACTGGATTCCCTTGTTATTGTAAGTTCCTTCCCAATCAATTGAAGTAAATGCCGTTGGGAATGGATTATCAGCAACAAGTTCAAATTCAAACCGATCACCCTTAGCCATGATAGGAACCACGCTTTGAGCATTACGGATGATAGGAACATTATTGGCTAGATAATAGTTGGCATTGATTTGTGGCAAATCCAAGGTAAAGTCAGCACGTCCCTCAGCTCTAACAACAGCCTTATAAGGGCCGGAGTTATAACTGTTGATTCGCAGTCGATGAACAGTAGGAATGTTTAGGGTATCCTTACTAGCACTGGTTACATCCCTTACAAAATAAAAGGCAGGTAGTTCAGCAGTAGCAGTATACTTGTATCCAACAGCAAACTTTGATGTTGTTTGATTACCCTCAGCCGTAAGAAAATACTTCTGTCCAGCTGGCTTTGTATTATCAAATTGCAAAGTTTGTTCTTCAAAATATCCAGTAATATCTGGATTCATATACATCAATACTGGCTGCTCAGCTGTGTTCTCAAACCCATCTTTAAAGCAGATGTGAGTAAGATCAGTAGCCGAATTATAAGTAATGACTGGATTATAATCAAAGAAATCCAACCTTACATCAATGTATTGACCTTCAAACAGCATTGATTGACTGGGGGTATCCGTTAGCAATGCCATCTTACTAAGTACATAGTTACTACCTTGTTTAGTAACCATATACATCATGTCTTGGTCAAAGTCAAATGCTTCGACAGTTCCTGGGAACGTCCAACGTGACCATGAAGACAACCTGCCTTGATCACCATTCTGGAACCACCGATAGATGTAAACAGAACTTGGTTCAGATTTACTAAGGATGGCCATTACTCCAGCACTTGTGGAGCACTTGATTCTTGAAATGCCAGTAGGAATATAAGAAGGAATAAACCTCGTCAATTCAACAACAGCAGGCTTTCCTGTGTTATTAGTTGCATCCATTTCATAAAGAGAAGATGCTCTTTGTCCTTCTTCAAGGAACACATAACTAGGGCCAATGTCAACAGGAGAAATAGTATCTGTAAGGCTATAAGTAGCCAAAAGGTTTACTTCAGCTGTTTTAGGAGAGAAGGCTTCTGTTGTTGTGTTGAGTAGATACTGCCCATTGTCTCCAAAAATATAAAGACCATTAGGACCAGGCAATGCATCTTTAAACCGGATGGGTTTAAGAGAGCTGGCACTAAGATCAATTGGATCACTGTCAATCAGTGTAATCACTGTATCAGCAAAGAAATTAAAATAATCTCCTGCCTGTGAGCAAATCACATTCTGACGAGAAGTGAAGACCAAACGATTCTTATAAAAGGCAATGGCATCAATTGGATAATCAACAAAGGTTGGAGTTGGGTTTGTTTCAATGTCACCAACAATTCTGGGTTTCCAGTATTTAAGTCTCGTATCGTCTCCACTTAGGTTTGCCGAGTTAATGGACACGATAGTAAATGTATCTCCAGCAGCACTGGTTACCGTGTTTGCTGCTGTATATCCTTGACCAGCTTGCTGAATACGAACGGTATCAATTACACCAGTTGTTGTGGTAGTAATTGTTAGGCCAGCTCTAAGAGTATTGTCAATAGTAACAAATGCACCGTTAGGTGTATAAACTATGTTACCGACAGTTAAAGATGATCCAAAAGTATTACCAATCTCTTCTCCATTAAGATACCAAGTCTTAAAGAAACTATCTTGAACAACGTAACTAGAAGACGTTGCTAGAGTTGTAGAGGTGGTAATATTGGTTTTAATTTTTGTTACCAAAAGTCTCAGACCACTACCTGAACCACCAGTTACCGCAAAAGATTCATCAACTACATGCCCACCACTTGTAGCAGATAGGATACTAATTGAAGTAGGAATGCCAGTAACACTTGTCAAGCCAGCACTAGCCAAAGCAGAAGCTTCATCAAGCTTTCGATAAGTAAAGGTTCCGTTTGCTTCTCTGATAATTGCATGAGGCATTGTCTCCTCATTAATGGTGGTTACCGTGCTTGGAGCAATAGTCTCCTCCCACACCCCAGCACCACTAGCAGTGTTATCAGTTGTCTGAAAGATTACCCAATAATCATCAGCACCCGTATCATTGGATCCAGATACTTTAATTTTAAGTCCATCAAGGAATTGTTTAGGAAGTTGACCAGGACCCGTCACAGACCCCTTAAACGCTTCAATAGATGTACCAGCATTACCGCCCCGTGCTTCGATAGCAAAGTCAGCATTATCAGCACGTTTGATATGAATGTTATTACCAACACCAGTAGCTACCCAAGCAGTATTTAAGTTAATGGTAGTAACCAAGTTATCAACAATATCCTTAACGTTTAGCTGGTTTGTAGTGCCAGAGGTAACATTTTCAGGTGTCGTGTAGGTAAACTCTGTGCTATTGAGTTTGATGGTATATGTTGATTTATAAGCAACTGTATTAATAGCAACAAATGCGTAAGGAGTAATTGTTGCGCTTGTCGTGGCTGCCATGCTTACGGTCTTGTTCCTGTTAAGAACAAAGATGTAATCATTGATTTGAAGAACTTGAAGATCGTCCTGTGAATCATGAACAGCATAAGCCGTGGATTCTGCCGCCACTGCGTTAACAGTCTGCTGAATACCAGTGTTGGCACTCCAAATCTTAAGAGCACCAGCTTGGCTAAATTGCATGATGTACTTTTCATCATTGTCCCTAAAGACCATGAACCATGTACCATCAGCAACTGGGTTATCCAGCTTACGAATTGCTTGAAGCCCTGGCCGCTTCATCAACCCAAGGGCAACGTCTGGATAATAATTATCACAGCTTCTTAGTTGTCCATTAAATTTAACAGTGTCAGGTTGTTGAGAAACACCACCAATAAGACTACTGATTTTCTGTGAAATAGCTGCCATTATCGTGCAATCGTGCGGAACGGAGTGTAAGAGATGTAGAAGTTTTGTCCAGTTTCCACACCAAAGATATTAACCTCAGAGGTATTTGTATCATAGGCAATACAGTTAGCCCTTAGGATTCCTTCATCTTGCTGGTTAAACTGAAACATCTCCTTTGAACCCACGGTGCTTCCAGCAAACACACGAGTAGCACGTTGGGTGATATAATCCTTAAAGACCTGAGGAAGATCTTCAAAGTCAAATAACCACACCACGTCACAAATGACTGGACTCGTGGTCCAAGATGTAAAGCTATGGCTGATCTTATCGTAAAGTTTACCGTCTCTAATTACGGTTTGATACTGTTGGACGTTCTCATATTTGTTGTCTGACAATTGGAGAACATTAGCGGGAATGACAATTTCATCATTAACATCAGGAGTGAATGGATACTTCACTTCAGAATTAAAGTGCCATCCTTCCCCTTGAACTTCCCGATTAACAGAATCAAGAATAGATAGAGCGGTAGAAATTTCTGGGTTAGCGATGTCGAGCGACACCACAGGTGCCTGCCCGATGCCAGTCAACATCTGGTTGATAGCTTGAAGTTGGGTTGTCATAGTTCGGACAGGTATTAAAAGAAAAGGGGCCAACCTTTAATAGTCAGCCCCCTTGTTAAAGGATTAACCTCAAACGTTACGGAAAGCACCGGCAACGCCGACGCGCACGGCACCGCAACCATAGGCCAGACGGCCCACGATCACGTCACCTTGGTAGATCACCTTGGTGTCAGCACCAGTGGTCTGAACGCTAGGACCGATGGCTTCCACAACGCCAGCAGCGTCACGGTGGAAGATCAGGCCGCAGCTGTTGGTAAAGTCAGTAGCAATACCATAGCTGTTGTTTTCACCAGTCACGGCAGCAGCATCAATAGCAGCGCCAGAAGCCGAACCATACTTACCCAGGAAGGGGATGTTGTTGGACTTCTTGATGGAGATACCGGCGATCTCATAGAGACCATCACCAGAGTTCATGCTACCACCGGCAGCACCATACTCACGGTTGAGGATGTTGGTATCGACCTGAGAGATCAGGGCGTAGTATTGACGGGGGCTCAGAACAGCCACACGGCCATCCTTAGGAGCAGCCACTTCATCCAGACGGGCAGCAGCTTCAAAGAAGCCATCAACCAGGGCCTGAGCATCATACTCTTTGTTGGCACCGAGGTTGATTTGGAAGCCACCAGGCTCGCCGGTCACAGCAGCCGAAGCAGAGGAAGCCTTGTCCAGAACGCGGAAGATACGGCGATCATAGAACTCAGCCAGGCTTTGACCGATCTGACGGGCAATCGGGCCACGGATGTCATACTGGCTCATGATTTCGTCGAGGTTATCAACGAAGGCAGATGCCACCAGCAGGTCATCCAGCGAGATGGTGGTTTCCGCTGCCGGGGGGTTGCCCGAACCGAGGATAGGCACACCAGGCGTGCGATAACCAGCCGAGATACGGCCAGTGTGAATGAATTGAGCTTGCTTACCACCACGCAGGGTCCGGTTCATCACCAGATCCTTAGCAATAGTGGAGTTACGGAAAGCCTCATACACTTCGCCCGTGAAGAGCTTCAGGAAGAGGTTAGTACGTTGGGCGTAAGAGGGGGATTGACCACCCGTCTTATTTACTTCGCCCAGATAAGTTACAGTTGCAGTCATTTGTTTGGGAATGAATAATGTTTATCAGTTCCCTAGTACTAGGAGTTGTTGCGCAAATAATATTCAGTTTTTAATGAGCAATAAGGATGTGTCGTATTGGGTGTCCACCGCAGCGGGCCAATACTCCAACCGGTTGGTTTTTTAACGAGGTATCCTTCCTCAATAGAAAAGGGGGTCCTACTCCGAGGTGCCCCCAATCCAAAGTCAATTAAGGCGAGTAATAGTTACTCTACCAACTCCAGAGCCGGTTAGACCGATCTTGTCAGCCGCACCTTTACTTAGATCAAGACTCCTACCATGAGCGTAGGGACCCCGATCATTGACCCGAACAACGGCACACCTATCGAAACAAACCTTGAGGCGTGTTCCAAAGGGTAGTGTCTTGTGCGCTGCCGTAAGGCCGTTTTGATTGTATCGTTCGCCATTGGCAGTTAGGTTTCCGTGGAAGCCAGGACCATACCAAGAGCTGATAACAGACAGAGTAGTTAGAAGAGGTAGCATGAGGTTTTTGCAAAGAACTTTTATATTGCTTACAACACCTTCTTTATCTTAAGCAAGTTTACCTTTGCTTTTCCCTTTAGTTGCCTTTTTGGCAAGGGGAAGTTGAGGTCCACTACGCTTGAGGAACATTTCCTTTTCGTAAGGATTATCTGTTCCTTTGCCCTTATTGTAAAGCTTTTGTTGCTTTTGGGCATCTTTATGTTTGCGTGGATCAATCGGCATAGATTGAGCCAACTTTGGCTTACGTGTTGCCATTAGTGGGAACCAATTTAGAGCAAGTCGCCAGAAGCGGCTAGTTTTTGTTCGACATCATACCGATAAGCAGGGTCAGTGCGATACCGTCGATCACTGATAGCAGAAGCTAGTTCAGCATTAGAACGGAATCCTTTGACCGTACTCTTCGGTGCCTTGCCCGACACTTGTTGACCTTCAAATCCAACGGAATCCTTATAACGTTGATTGAGGGCTTGAACAGCAAAGAAGATAGCATCCTTGTTGCCGCTGTTAACAACATTATCATAAGCAGCAACTTCCTCAGGCTTGAGGTTATCAGCTGCCCACGCTAGGGTGTCGTTATAAGCTTCCTGTCCCCCGACAGAAGCAACAATTTCCTTAGCAGCATCTTCAGAGAGAGGCTGTGACTGGGTGGTTGGATTACCTTTTTGCCATTCCATGTATGCCTCGATGAGTTCTTCCGAAGGCATCTCCTTAAGCTTTTCGATTGTTTCAGGCTTAAGTTGATTATCATTGGAGTAATACTCCTCTGATGCCTCCTTGAGGAAGCTGACACGTTTGGCTACCGGGGACTCCGTTTCAGGAGTATCCTCAGCCTCACCGTCATCACTCTCGGTTTCTTCGGTCGAAGAGGACTCATCGGTTTCTTTCTGACCTAGTTTCTTCTGAAGTTCTAGGTAAGCTTTTTCAAGATCTTCTGCTGACTTAAATTTGCCAGCATACTGAGAATGTTCTTCTGCTTCAAGTTGACTGCGGCGATACTTTTCTTCGACCTCAGTTTCTTGTTTTTCGATGAGCTGATTACCTTGCTCAATGAGCCGTAGCTCTTCTGTTTCACGGGCAGATGTAACATCTGGATCCGTAGCATCAAAAACAATTTCAGACATGGTTTAGTGGATAACAATAGAAACGCGACCAACACCAGGAGAGGTGACTTTCACATC